TGTAGGTATCGAGAATCATTCTTACCGATAGGTCTCCATCCATTACCGTATTGAAACTCCGATACGTGATTGTCAAATCTCCTTCTCCGAACGATTGGATATTGTTATCCTTTCCGACTTTGATGATTGAGGCAAGTAGCTTTGTGGCTACCATCTTGATATCATCTGGTGCGGCGGTCGAGTACCCCCATGACCCAGCGACCTCTATATTCTGGATTCCCGGATAAAACGCTCCGCTCTCAAGTACGATTCGATTCTTAGGGGTTTTGTTCGCGTTGCTATCCTGGTAGAGATAATAGGTCGTTACCGCATTTCCGTCGATTTTGAGCGACGTGGCTGAAATCAAATCGTCTACCAAAAGCTCATCCGATCCGGAGCCGTCGAACTTACGCGTTTCGTCCACCTTCTCGAATGTCCGATCGGTGTAATTATCGATGTATTTCTTTATCGAAGCCAACCAAGCGTCAATTTGAGCATCGAATAATCCTGAAATATCAGTGAGGAGATAATTTTCTACGTCTTGCTTTGAGCAATATGCCATATGTTTATTGTTTTGTAGAATATGGGTTAATTTTCTTAGAATATGGCAGCGCATTGGTGCCATAAGGACTCGTCTTCCTCATATAAATTTTGAAAATATATCTTGATACTCCATCTACTGCCAGTGCTTGGTCGTCTTGCGTTACAAAGACGGTTATATTGAACATTTCGTTACCGCTTGCATTATCAACAATCGAGTTAAGTATAGCCAATAATTCTATTACATCATTCCCCACTGCACTGTCTTGCACAGTAAATATATTTTGCAGAGAAGTAGAGTCATCACCAGACGCACTATCCAGCGTTGTTAGATGTCTGAGGAGACTTATGATATCGCTTGCAGACACTTGATCCGAAACGCTGAATGCGTTTAGCAATTGCAACATTTCGTTACCGCTTCCGCTGTCTGCGATCGCGCTCAAGATAACCAACAATTCAGATACATCGCTACCTACCGCGTTGTCTTGAACAGTAAATATATTTTGTAGAAAAGAAGAATCCTCACCAGAGGCAGTGTCCAGCGTTGTCAGGTGGTTAAAAAGACTTATGATGTCGCTTGCAGCTACCTGATCAGAAATACTGAACGTGTTCAACAATTGGAGCATCTCGTCTGAATTGGAGGTATCTGTAATAGAAAGTTGCGTGAATATACCGAGCGTATCTTCTCCGTTACCTGCATCAATAACATTCGCTCCATATAACACTGAAGATGTATCTACAGCCGTTGAATCTTCAATGAAGCTCATTATCTTATGGAGGATCGATACCCCTGGGTCAACACCGACATAGAACGACACCAACATGCCCTGCAAGGTATTCCACGAAGGGCCTGATCCGGTTCCTATAATTCCATTCCCAGGGTGCTCTCCTGGCATGGCTGGATGAAAATGCCCGTAAACAAGAATAGAATTGTTTTCATCAGTTGTCTGATATTCAAGAACAATGCAATAATAGCTTCCATCCTGTGCAAAATATCTATCATTTTGACCAAACAGAAATTTTACCATCCTCGGCTCTTCCGCTATGGTGAACGCGTCTACAGGACTTGACGTAGCAAGAGGGGAGCCTGTCGGCAACCCATTCATCCCATACGTCCCAGTCATCGCATACAATTTTGCATAGATCTGTCCTGTTACCCCGCCCAGCAATCCAGTGTCTTCAGAAAGATAGAATTCACAGAAATCAACAAAATTTCCATTTCCAACGAACGTTTGTCCGCACGCAGAAGTGCTAACGTCAAGACGCACAAGACCTTCTGAATTATTTTCTCCGAACGAATCAATCATATCTGGGTTACCCATTTCTAAACCACTACCGCTATCTGTCACGCTTGGTTGGAAAAGTGCGGAAGCGGACATGTTCTCGTCCCCAGCTCCTGTATCTGACATACCAATATACGATACGGGTTCGCTCTGGTTGGGAAGCTCTACTACTGTTGCGCTGTCGAGCAGAACCAGCATCCCCAAAATGGAGGCTTGGTCAGCAGAATATCCAGCCTCAGCAAGCGCAAACATAGCAAGCAGCCCGCTTTGATCATCGCCAGTAGCAACGTCGCTCACGGGAGTTGAGGCAAGGAAATTGAGACCCTCGCTTGCCTCCGTACTCTCGCTCACGATTGGCGTGTTGATCATCGACGGGGAATCTGTTGCGGATGCTGAATCGAGCACGGGAAGCTGAGCTAAGAAATTGAGGGAATCGTTTGAAGATGAACTTTCCGAGACAGAAAACATGTTTGTAAGCGCATTCACTTCTGATCCACTGCCAGTGTCGGAAACCGAGATATCAGTGATACCGGCCGGAGGGTCCGTGAAACTCCACCCCGTATTCCCTCCGGAATCTGTCGAGTGTGACCCAGCATACCACGAAGCTCCCCCTGTGGCGGTGCTGTCGCTTAGATTGATATAATCGCATGCTATGGTTCCAGATGAACACGAGAATGTGAACGGAGTTCCCGCTGTTACCGAGCGTATCCTGACGAGCGATCCGGATGCTCCCTGAGCAATCAGGTTCGTAACCGAATGGGTAGATCCAGCCGCGAAATACGTGCCATACGATCCGCCAGCGTATCCAATTTTTAATTCAGCATAAGAGTTGTTGTCATACAGATAAACGCGCTGACCAGATATCTCAACTTTGTTGTAGGAAAGACCCCCACCGTAAAACGATTTGGTAGATGTACTGGTGTTTGATATGAGAATCCTTCCTGTTCCAGGGTAAAACGTAAAGTTAGAGGCTGTTGCCCTCCACGTGTATGATGTCCCAGTTATATCCAACGTACCGCTCCGCATGTAGAGCGTTCTCGCGATTCCTGAATTACTGGTGAATCGGGTACATTGGATATTGAAGTCATTCATATCCAGAGTCCCCTTGTCCTGAGATATCGTGTTCGAAACGATTAAATCATCTTCGAGCGAATAGCTACCGGTCCCGGTAAACTGGACCTGCCCTGGAATAACCTTTCCCGCTGTGTTTACGATGTTTCCGGTTGTGCTAGCCCCGAATACTACACCTCCTGACTGCGTGAACGTCATTCCAGAGGTTAAAGTCATTGATCCATACAGCCACATCAGATAAGTTCCTGTAAATGTTCCCCCAAACCCAGTGAAGTCCACGCTACGGCAAAGCAGGGTGGTAGCCATTGTGACTGTGCCACCCCCACTGTTTCCGTCGAAAAATACATCGTCACTAGCAGTAGGAAAAGACGCGCCGCCTTCTCCGCCGGATGTTGCTGACCACTGAGTTGTTGTACCATCGAGTGACCCTGTGCCACCGACCCAGAAACGATTTGCCATGAGCTATATTTGCCCTGATATTAAGTGAACGATATTTCCAATGTCAGTCTCCACGTCTGCCCTTCTATCTTCGTTCCTTGCGAGGTAACTTTACGATTAAGCATCGTTCCCGCTGATGCAGCATTAAACACTGCAAATTCCTCCCATGCATAATTTGCTTCGGATGAACCGAAATCAGACTGGAAAGTCACCTTTTGAGAGGTCCCCGATGTTGGATACCCTGCGTTCATCGCCGTGCGAAGTTTATTCGTCGCTGCTTGGAGATCCGTCTGACTTGCTGATGCGGCTGTGGTGCTGTCGCCAACTCCAAGATATGCGTTGGCATTGCTGTATACAGTTCCTCCCGCGCCAGTAAGCAGGTTGGTAAGTAGATTTATCCCTGCATTTACGAGAATATTTCCTTCGATTTCCACTTTCTCAAAAGATTCACCCTTCTTAAACGCTTCGTCATTCTCAAACTTCGTGATTATCCATTTTGTTTTGTGACCGGCCTGGTCACCTGCTGTTCTTTTCATTATTTTTTTGCTTTAAGCGAATTAGCGTACAGCTCGTCTTTGATTTTCTCTTCCTGTACCTTCTCGATATTCGCCTTGATATCCTCGATGCCTGCGAGGAGCTTTTCGGCGTTTTCGAGCGGTACTTGACGGTACGCATCGACCGATGGGTCATAGATGGTTACCTGATACGTTTTTTCTTCTGCCATGTTATTTTTAGATTACTTATTTAGTCTTCTTTGTCTTCTTTGTCTTCTTTACAGGCTTTTCCGCCGCTGTAATATTAACAGGTTCATCGACTGGCTTTTTCTCCTCCGTAATCGATGCCTGCTCCTCGACAATTGCCTTTACCTCCTCCGGAATAGGAGCTTCATTCACAACACTCACGCGCTGCAACTGCACCGGAAACCGACGCAGCAACATCGAAGCTTCCACTTCGTTGGCTATCTCGATCGCTTCTCCGGCCTTGATGACCGTTTTTCCATAGAGCACATCTTGTTTCACTCTGTTCTTGATTTTCATTGTTGTTATAGATTTTTTATTGGTTATCAAATTCATTATTTTTGCTGCTGGCCACCGCTTATTGAAAACGCGTTGATTTTTATTGGCGTGATCGAATCGACCTTCTGATTTGCTTAAATAGTGGATCATTGACTGCCTGACATATCCGATTGAAAGGCCGTTCTCTATAGCTTTAAGGAAGAAATCAACATCCTCGGCTCCGTTACAAAATATCTCATCCAATCCTCCCAATAGTTCCCATGCTTGTCTTTTTACTTTGAAACAATATCCGGATGGAATATGTACACTCTCTCCTTCCTTTGCTAAATAAACCATTGCTTCTCCCCGGTAGCCTATTCCGTAAAAAGTTTGATTACGATCGGGAACAAATTGAGCTACCCCGGTTATATCGGACGAATCGGCAATCATCTTCTTCAGCACTTCGACATCTGGCTCCGTATCATCATTCAGAAATATAATATTGTCAGTTTGGGCGATCCTCGCTCCCTTATTGCAATTTTCTGCGAACGAACCTCCCGAGACTACAATGATGTTGAATATGGTGTTAGGGATCAATTCAAGGACTTTTTTGAGATAGGCGTGACGGTTATGATGGGGGATTACTATGTCGGCAATTTTTGTCTTGATGTGTTTTGCATAAAGCTTCGCTTTCGATTCTTCTACGTTGTTTCCTGATGATATGCCGTGTGGTCGGTTTACGGTTTTAAACAATAATTTGTCGCAGAATACCGGCTTATGACCTGCGGTATCAAGTGTGATCCATAGATCCCAGTCGTCATACCTTTTCAACGCTTCATCGAAGCGCGGTTTTGCTTTAGCGTCTATCAAGGACATCGTTGATATTCCATGAAAGTATTCCACATGTTCCTTGCTGCCCTTTTTTATTGGAACTTCACCCTTATTTCTATTGAATTCTCGCCCGTCTATCATGAAACGACCAAATGCCCATTTTGCCCATGGGTTGTTTTTCAATGTGTTGTAAAGGTTCTCCAAACAATCAGACTCTAACTCAAGGTCGTTGTCGCAGAAAAATATGTATTCGCCCTTCGCCTGTTTCAATCCTTCATTCCTTGCCCAACTTGCACCTTTTAATTCTCTGTCTATAATCTCAATAATCTGAATGTTCTTGTAGGTTTGCCCTTTTAAGGATGGCAATGTTTCATTTTTTTCCGTAGGTCTATTTGGAATGATGACTGAAATCAAGGGTTTTTCCATGGGTATTTACGCCCTGGCCGAAGAGCCTTGCGGCTCTTCAGGTCAGGACAGAAATGTTTAGTACTCTGCTGGGACGTTAGGATTTGCTGCGTACGTTTCTACAACCGCGAAGTTAGTGTTTACTTCGTTGTTGAGGGATTCTCCGTATACACCCTCGATACCGACACCGATCTTGAACCCGTAATCGGTAAGCTGCCCCGTAAATTGTGGCATCAAGCCATATCCACGGAACATTGCTTCGCCTCCGAATGCGATGTTCTTCGAAATATTAGCGGCGTTGGCAATTCCAGAATTGACGTAGATAATCATACCGTCATAGATTCCGACTGCTCCGGTGAAAATTGGGTTGTCGCTTCCCTTGTTCGCTGCTTCACGCTGCGCCTTCTGCCATACCTCATCTTGCTTCAGATTGTACTCATCGAATTCGTGGATAACGATTCCGTAGTACTCATTGCCATCCATCGTACGAATAGGCATCGCAAGATTGTGCTTCATGTACGTCTTGATGCGGCTCAAGAGAGTCGTGCTCATCTTGTCTCCGGACGCAAGCTCTTCTGTTGAAGTAGCGTCACCTCCGTACAGCGCGGTCGTAGCCGTTCCAAACTTCGTGAAGATTGCCCGGTCCATCTTGTCAGCCATCCACTTCGACAGAAGCGGTTGCGCTGCCTGGACGTAGAAATCGAAGTTGATCCTACCCTTGGTGCGCTTGTTGATCGCTACCGCATGTCTCAACCAATCCACGGTAACGTCGGTCTGCACCATTTGCAGTGCTTCTTCATTCCCCTGAAGTCCGCTTTCTCCGGTTACTCCGCTTCCGGTCAACAGTTTGAGCGTGTTGATGTGAATTACATCTCCGGCCTCTTTACTCAGGTCATCCTTACGGATAACAGGCATACCAGAACCTTCTTCTCCTTCGAACCGCTGCCAAAACATAGAGCGTTGTGCTTCCATGTAGAGTTTGGCGTTCCATATTTCAGGAATCGCTGCGTCAACATTGGCAATCGGCGTTGGTACGATGTCATTTATTGCTGTCATTTACTTTTGTGCTGCTTCCGTCATCTCTTTTAGGACTCGATTAGCTTCTTTCGGGTCTTTCTCGTACAGTCGCATCCATTCTTCTTGTGACATGGGTGTTTTCGGAGTTTTAGTCCCGTTGCCTGCGTCATCGTCGGCTTTTGTACCGTCCTTGATCTGTTTAGTGAGATCCTCCTGATAAGCAAGAGCATCAACGATGGATTTCTCGATGTCTTCCTTCGTCGATCCCGTTACCAGCTTGGTGAGATGTGGACTTAGCTTTTTACTTGTTATTGCTTCGCTGATGAGGTCTCTTTTCAAAACCTCATTTTCGAGTCGGGCTTTTTCGGCCTGCTCTTTTTCATATAGTTCCTTGAACTTTCCGCTTTCTTCCAAAGCTTTCTTTTCGGCATCTGCCTTTTCTGCCTCATAAGCAGCCAGCTTTACTTCAAGTTCTTTTTTCGCTTCGTTCACTTCATTGAAGCGATCCTTGGAAACCACATGCTTCTCCTGTTCAGTTTCGGTTTTTACCGCCTCCGCAGGCGCAACAGGAGGGACTTGTTGCTGATTTTTCTCATCAGTCATTCGTTTAGGCCCGTTTTTACCGTGGTGACGACCACGAGAAAAACGAATGATTTATAAATTATCTAAATTTTCCTTAACTCTTCGTAAAATTTCTTTGCATCTTTCTTGTCTGCAAATGGACCGAATACTATGCAACCTTTCTCACTATCTTTTTTGAATGAAATACGAATATCAATTCCATTATCAGTCGGTATGTATCGGTATCTTGTAATGTCATTGTGGGTTACTTTTGGGTAGGTCATGTGAGTTCTGCGGCGAGTTTATGTTGCGATTTGTCGAGGTTGTCCGTCTGGGGTGTTGCCGGGGATACGTTCGGATAAGTTCCTTTTCCGCGCTTCGGTCTGTAAACGGGGTATATGTAGCAGTAACACATGGGATGCCGGTTCGGTGCGGTCTTGTAGATTCCTGCTCCTTCTCCTTCCGGGTCTTGACTTGCGAGCAAATCGCATACATCAGGACGTGGATGTGCCGGGGACAGTTCCCATTTCTCGTACCACATGAACTGCGAATTTTCCCTCATCATCTGGACACTTTGCTCGTTTGCCAGTTTGTAGGCTTTTGCCATTTCAGTGATCGCGAGCCGATTGGTCTTATATTTCAGTCCGCCTCCTACCACATACTTTCTGATGTCCTTGGCTACCCGTGCGTGGCTTTCTCCCAGTAGGATTCCCTGGGATATACGATTTGTAATGTCCGTCCTTGCTTCCTGGCTCATCTTCCATATCCTGTCTGAAAGGATAAGCCCGTCTTTCTCTTTATATTGGATCACCTGTGAAAGCACTTTGTCGTGCATAAGGTCAATAATCTTTTTCGTGCCTTCCGCCTCTATGAATATCTCTCCGTTCCGTTCGATGATAATCGTTGTCTGCCCTACAACTCCTGTCTTCACGATCCGCTCGTATTGGTCTTCGAATATGTCCAGGTCTTCATCGATTCGCGCCTTCATCGCTTGGAGCTGTTCCTTTCGCAGCACTCCCTTATGGTCAGCCGCGCGAGCGATTGCCGATTCGAGGTCGTTACTTACCGAATTTAGGAGGCTGATTATTTCCTTTACCGTCTCCTTTTTTAGCTTCAGTTCCCTTCTTCTCGCCTCGTGCAGGATCAGATTGTATGTTTGACTGTTCATCTATCATTCGTTTTTCAAGCGAATTATCGAACTCTTCTTGCCTTTTTTCTTCTTCATCCTCGTAGTCGTATCCCAATTCTTCGAATATCGTCTCTTTGCTGATTCCGAGTGTCTGTTTCTTGATTGCTTCGTCGAGCCGCTCGTTCGTATCGATCTTGATGATGTCTGGGAATATGATGTCAACCTCCACTTCTGCCAATCCTGACCGTGTGAGAATGTCTTTCGAGAGTTTCTTGTATGCTTCCTTGATGTACACGCGGCGCATCTCCGCTTTCTTGATGACTCCGCTCATGAGCCTTTGGAGCGCAACGCCTGAGAGGTTTCCATCCATATCTGCGGTCAGCAGCTTGAGCGGTACGCCTGAATTGATGGAGATCTCTTGCTTAAGTTCCTGAATATAGGTGATGACAGAATCAGGAATCCCTGCGCCTTCGATGCGTTTAGCGGGAAAATTGAGGATAGTGCGGGGGGATATTTCAACTTTGGCAAGGGATGCCTCGGGAATGAGGTTGTTTCCGGTGAAACTTCCGTCAGGGGAATAAATAGGGAACGCGTGGTATTTAAGAGATTCGTGGTTATAGGTCAGCACCATGTTCAGCTCGTCGTTGAGCGGAATAACGTCCACGATGTCCGATTCAGCCTCGGTGTCTGCCTTAATCTCGTAAAATGGGATGAATTCATACGGGTTGCCGTCCCTTACTGTGCCTAGCAGCTCGTTCACTTCGTTGATTTGCACTCCGTCGATGAACTTGTACAGATTGTCTTTTGTCCATTCTTCTGCGTAATAAACATCCGAATTGCTTTTGATATCTACGTCTGGGTACAGTCTGCGCGCGTCTGCCGCCGATATGCCAAAGAAATAGATGACTCCCTCCATATCTTGGGTGATCGGATTCAAAATCGGATACACACCGCCAGCATCAACATAGAAAATCTCGTACGGTCCGTTTTTCTCCCGTTGGCGTAGTCGAAGGAACGTCTTGCCGAGTTTGCCTGTCTCTTCGGCTAGTTCTCGCGTAAGCAGGTTGATGTTGTTATCGCTCCATACTTTCTCTAATTCCTCCTGACCTTTGTCAGCCGTTACTACAATATCCTCGTTCACCCCTCGGGTGTAATCAGCGATCGTATCGACTACTGTGCGGCACCAATTTGATTGCACGATGACTTTCTCTTCCTTAATGTTCCCGTCGAATACGGGAATACCGCTGCGGGTGTACACGTCATAGAAGGATCTCTTTCCGTAATCAGTCGTGTATCGATTCGATTTTACAAAGTGGTCGCCTTTGTAATAGTCGTAATACTTGGAATATTTTTGGTTTTCAGGCGACGTGGCAATCGCTTGAAGCGTTGATACACGTTCTTTCCTGGATAATTCGATCAGCATTAGTATGATCGGCTGGCCAATTGAGGTAGTTGTGCCTTACGAACCGCCATCGCGAGTCCGTCAGGTCCATCATCATGGTCTGCCATTGGATAAAATTTCAACTGTTCAAGCAGCACGCGCTGGCTGCGCTGGAAACGGATAACGCCATTCTTTATCAAGGGTTGTAACGCCTGGATACGAACGTCCTTTTTTGTTGTTTGATTTTCAGTATCTGTGATAGGTAAGTAAAGGCCCGCTTTACGGCTTTCCTTATCCATGTTGTCCTTGAAGTATTCTTGAAACTGGACACTTTCAACACCAATTGCCGTGATCGGCGCACTGGGACAAACTTTAACGAGGTGCGCGGCTGTGATGAAAAGGTCTTCAATGATTTTGTCCGGATGACGACGGGCGATGTCAGCGACAAACACGTCGAGAAATCCATCTTTATGCTTGCCTATAAATGTAATCGACGAATAATCTGATTTGACGTTCTTTCCCATTGAGGGGTCGCACGATCCTACAATCTCGGTGTACTCGCTCCACACAGGCTCAAAGAACTTGAACCACTCATCATTGAATAGGCAATCATCCGGGTTGATCGGGCTGTTCTGGTATTCAGAATCGAATGACGCCGGACCTTCCGTAAGCCTTAATTCCATCAGGTGGTAATAAGGCTGTCCTTCATGCCAAAGCACTTTCGTGCCGGCAAGCATTTCCCCTTTGTTGTCTTCAAAGAACTGCCTGGCCGGGTTTGTGTCTTTCGCCTTGTCCGCTTCGGTCATCTTGAGGTAAATATCTTCCCACTGCTGCCATAAGGGAGATTGGGAGAATTCGATGACCGCCTTGTAAACCTTTGCCTGATATATGGGATTCTTGAGTAATTTCGCGAGTAGTGAGTCGTAGTGGATGATTGTTCCGATGACTACGATGTCCGTTTCGGTGCTTCCTGCTTTCGATACGGCTTTGAAAAACCAGTTTTCATTCTTCTTCCGTTGTTCGGGGTTGGCGGTGTTCTCGTCATTTTCAAGGTCGTCGCAGATAATCAGGTCGGGTCGCTTATTTCTGAAACGCCGTCCGCGAATCTTCTTTCTTGCCCCCAACGCTAGTAACCTAACGTCGTTCCTCGTTACAATGTCGTCTGACTTCCAGATGTCCCCCTTGAGATCTCCGAAGTCTTCCCTAAGCCGCGTATTGCTTTCAAACTCTGTCCGGATGTGCGAGAGGAATTCTTCTGCCTGACTTGCCGTATCTGATATGAGGATGACAAATTCTTTTTTTCTAAAAACTGTGCACCATATCGGGAAAACCAACGAGGTGATTGAACTCTTGGCGTTTCCGCGCGGTGCCGCGCGTACTATCCTTTTTCCGTCTTTCCTTTCAACCGTTGTCTTGAGTGTTCCGTATAGATCCCAATGGAGGTCGGAGCTTTTCTTTTGGACGTAATGCGGGAAATAGTATGCGGCAAAAAATGCGAGGTTATTCCGTGCTTGCTGTATCCGGAACGCTTGCAGAGAGCGCCTTTTTAACGGCGTCCTCTTCGGCTTTCGTACACGTCGCTTCGTGGTTGTAGTTTTCGCTGGTGAAGTCGCCATTTATTTCTTGCGGAATCATCTTAGTGAACACTCCATTAAGCAACTGCAATCCAAAGTTCTGCTCGTTCTTATCTTCCGAGGTGAGTCTTTCTCTGAGTCGCTGAAAATACAAATCAGAAAGTTCCGAGTACCGTCGCAGCAGTCCCAGTTCTTCACCGAATCCTTTCCTTCCTCTTTTTCCGTCTTTTGAAGCCATTAAATTTCGTATGATTGACAAATAAAGAATTTTTCACCGTGCTATGAACAGCAACGCGATCAGTCCAGCCCCTACGATTCCCAGTAGTATTTCATTTCTTGATAGTCCGCTTCCGGACAGTCTATTGAAAATAAAGATTCCGGCAATGATGGCTATTCCTATCAGGACGATTCCTATGATGATAGGAAGAATGAACTTGAATATCAGGTAGAGGAAGCCGAGTCCTGTTAGGTTGTTTCCGATGTCGAGGGTGAATGAATCCATGCGTTTGTGTTTAAATCGTGGCGCGCTCTCCTCGCGCCGTGCCGTAAGTGGAATAGTGTTTCTCAAACACCAGGAGACCGGCTATTGACGATAGGGATCTCTTGTTGCGGATATGGGAATCGAACCCATTACCTCTTGGTTATGAGCCAAGAATGCAGCCGGTACACTTATCCGCTACCAATCTTCATAATCAGATTCTGTGTACGTTTGAAATCCTATCGCGCTTATGTGCTCTTGTTCATCATCTCTGTCGCTTTCTATGCTGTGAAATTCAGGACTGATTTTCTTTTCTTTTTTGATGGCCTCACTTATGTTTTTCGCTCTGATTTCCTTCACATACCATATTTTGAAATTAGCCATGGCATTGCGTAACTAATTGATGCTATTGACGGAATCCGTACGGCATGCTATAATGAAAATACATTAATCATTACATGTCGGTCGGGGTGAGCCGCTGACGAATCAATGAGTGTCAAAACAAAGGTATTTCATCAAAAAGTGCGGTTTGCTCGGGAAAAACATCATTCAGCGATCTGGTTATCCTTGCTATGTGTCTGTATATGGGTGTTGGTAATCAGTGGGGTGTGTGAGTTGTTCTCGGTGCGCCCGGTAAGTATCAAGATTGCAGAGGCTTCTGAAACGATTGAAATTGAGGTAAGCGCGCCGGTAGAGATTGAAGAGGTGTCAGGTGACGTTGATTCCATTCTCAAGCGTGTAGGGGAAAAAAACGGTGTTGACTGGAAACTTCTGAAAGCAGTGTGTATGACTGAATCGCGGTGCAATATGAATCTTGATTGTTCTATTCAGGAGGGAGCGTGCGACGGTTGGCAGAGTTACGGGGCGTTTCAAATCCATTTGCCTAGCCACCCTGATATTTCAGCGGAGCAAGCGAACGACTTCGAATGGGCTGCGGAATGGACGGCGAAGCATGGTATGCGGTATAAGGATAATCCGGGATTATTTTTCAAAGCACACAATGGAATCGGGAAAACGACGAATCAGTGGTATATAGATCGGGCGATGGGATTTTATACGAGCATATAAACATAAACGGGCGAGTCGGTGAGTCTACGATGAAATACGCAACATGGTTGCGTTCGGGGTAAAACCTAACTTGTCGTAGTCGATATTTCCACTCGTCGGTTTTTGTTTATGTGTCGATGTATTTCCACAATAACAGTTTTAAAATATTTGTCAAGTGGATAACTTGTTGATAATATTCATATTTCCGACTTTGCGCGCTTCGCGATATCGAATTTTCCAATAATTCTGCCGTGCTGTTGAATTGATTCAAGAGAGTATCTATATATCTTGTAGCGCAACGCCTCAATGTATTGCTCTATCATTTCCCGCTGGATATCTTTGTCTAATCCTTCGGGGAGCAGCCCCCGCGTTTTTTTGCTCGATAAGAGTTCATACGCAAGTTGTCTTAGATCGAAGTGCTTGTCCACATCTTCAAGGGCGAATACTCCTTTGATGGGGCCTACTTTTGTATTTGGACTTGGTGGAGGGGCATCCGTCGGGGGAATCGGTGCAGTTTTAATAGGTTTTACGATAGGCTTCTTCGTCAGGTTATCGTAGTATTCCTCGCGTTGCTTGTCCCAGTGTTCTTTTGGCTTTCTCCCGTAATAAACAAGCAGCCCGACCGCGATACATCCCATAATTAGCGCGAAAATCATAGCAGGCCATTGAATAAAAGAATCGAGCTTCGTTCCGATTTCCGTTAATTTTTGTTCTAATTCAGGATTAGCCATGAAAAATCCCCTCCGTTAGAGGGGATATAGCATATTTTATGCCGCTTTTAAAGCTTTTTTCATTTGATTGAACTGCCGCATGATCTCGTCGTCTGTTCCGTAGAACAGGAGTTTTTCGCAACGATCCAGCAAATCGAACTGATACACCGAGATGTAATCATGCCCGAAATTGGAGATCGCCTGCGTTCCTTCCTGGATTGCTTGAAGGCATTTCCAGGTGTCAGAGATGAAGATGACTTCCTTAGTGGGATCGATCGCGTGGAAGTTGTACAGGTACATGTCGGGATAGATGGTCTTCGGAAACCGAAATTTTCCATCCTTGACATTGATACCTATGTATCCTATTTTCACCCCGTCGTCATTGTGCATCTTGAGCGCGGTGTACCCTCCCAGATATTTGCTGCCTTTTGCCTTTCCGATTCCTTGTACTTGGCAAAATTCAGGGGTCAGCCCGTGGCTCTTGAGGGGTTCGGTATAAATCATCTCATAATCAAGCGTGAACGGTCGGGAATTCTTCTTGTAGAATACCGGCTGCGCTTTCTTGAGATAATTCTGCACTGAAATCCATGCCGCTTCTCTTGCGTGGTCCGGATATTGGAGATCCCGGACCAGCTTGGCGATGTTCGTTCCGTCTTTACAATGGTTACAGATGCTTAGGTTCTTGCCAACTCCATAGCGCCGTATCCGGGCGGTCTTACCGCAAGCAATGCAAGTGTAGTTCAGATACGATCCGTCTACGATGTAGGCGATTTCCAGAGCCTTGAGAGCCTTTTCCGTGTCGGTTACATTGAGTAAATCCTTGTAGGTCATTTCCGTGTCCTCCATGTGTGGGTGGAATGTGTGAATTGAGAAAAAAACAGCTCTAAATTCCACAAAAGACACGAATATATCCTTTTAATCCTTAATAACTCCGTGAGGTTAGGTCTGCGGAGAGTTCTCCGAAGCCTGGGGTCGTGGGTTCGAATCCCATGCCGCCCACCATTTTTCATAATTACACACAGGTAGCCTCTTGGTTTTGGTTTGCAATCATCTTGCACACAAAACCAAGAGGCTTTTGTGTCTGTAAAGCACTTCAACTCACGAAATTCGAATGCACCCCGCCATGCTCCGCCAATCAACCCGGTTTTCTTTGTCTGTTGAAATACCTCGAGATAGTCCAGGATTCCTGCATTATTCCCTTCTTCTACGCCCATACCCCAAGTTTTAACAGTCGACACATTTTGGAAAACACCGGAAGTTTTGGCAACCCCATCCTGTCAGGGACTATTCTATTACTTCGGCAATTAAACATCATAACCCTGATGGTAGGGGCACGGCGCGCCGTGCCCGATTGGGCGAGGCACGCCTAGCCCCTACCATTGAAATGTTTATTTACCCCTGTAATACTTGAGCTTCCGCCAAACACCGCCATATTTACGATATTCCAAATAAATAGACAGGGGTGAGATATTCATAATTCAAGCACCAAACAAAGTAAAAAGAATAGTGTTAAATATCTCTTTTATCTCTGTGACATTTTCTTTCCTGTTTTATAATTTCACTGCAACTGTAGCGGATTCCGATTTATGGGGCTACATGAGCTTCGGCCGGTTGTTCTGGAAAACGCAGGAATTTCCTTATCAAGACATATTTTCTTATGTTCCGACGCTTGAACCATGGTGTACCATGGGTGGCTAATCGGGGTACTATTCATATTCCATTTATGATGATTTTGGCTGCATCCAGTCCAAGGTGCAGATCAAAGCCAGGCTTCAGCACTGCGGAAAGTAAAAAGATTAGGTGAAAGACGGCTTTCGCGCCATTAATTGTATTGTAAATAATTGTCAAGTATGCTAAGCATTCGGAAAATGGATTCAAATCGCATAACCCCTCATGGCCCATACCTCGCCAGACCACTGACGTGATACTGTGACCACGAATAAAAAATGAAATTTTCTGTCGTAAGCACGATGTTTTCACCATGACTTCAAACCATAGACTGCTGGATATACTGCATTTGAGATATTTATTCACTTGCCTTGCCGTATACAAATGAAACATCCCCTTTCACGGATAAACAAAGATTATCCGGGCTACTTGACAAAACATTACACAAAAGTATCATTGGAATCAAAGTTCAGACGTAACAATGTTTGAACAATTAAAACACAATTATCTCTTTGAGATGTTTTCTTGTAAATATATCACTTTCTAAAATCATCAGAACCCTGGAGGGATTTATGGCACGATTCATTGGCAAAATTGGCAACCCTACCCGTATCCTGAAAAACTCCAAAGGACAGACACTCGTTGAATACGGATTATTACTTGTCTTGATTGCTGTGGTCGTCATCACTGCGGTTACCTTGGTCGGTGAGAGAACAAACAATGCATTCTCGACGGTCAGCAGCGCGCTGCCATCACCCTGACCTACACAGCAACGCTCGCTATACAAATAGGATGCGAAATGAGCAGCAACACCAAGCAAACTTCAACCCGAACTGATTTGTTGGTAAATTTTTTGACAAAAGGAGGTGAGCGGATACTATTTAAGCAGGAATCCATGATTAAATTTTTTCCCACCCTGAAACAAGGGAATTATCTAACGAAAGGAGAACGGATATGACGAATTATCTAACAGAACAGTATGTAAAGTTCACCACCAGGCTTTCAAGCATGCTCAAAAGACAAGAAGGTCAGACGCTTGTGGAGTATGCC